CATATTCTCAGCCTGACGTTTTTCCATCAAAGCCTGATGTCTATCTCTAACAGCTGAAACAGGGTCGTAAATTTTATACTCTCCAGTAATAGGATCGCGAACTCCGTTAATCATTTTCTCCCAAGCATTTTCTTCCTGTGTTGCCATTAGACCGGCCCCCCAAAAGCCCCGCCATATCCTTCTAACCGCCATAGATCATTAGGGGGCTGGGCTGGAGATGTTAGAGTTGATATTGGAGTGTCTTGATCTACTGCTCGGATTGACTCTGCTTTACGCGCTGCCTCCATTGCAAGCTGTTGTGATAGTGTATTAGAGGAAGCGTTAGTCAAACCATAAGTAGATTGGTCTTGGAATCCAGTTGTATCTTGCAGACCAGTAAAGTTACTCAGGTTGTTAGTTTGTACTTGGTTCTGAGACATTTGCGGTGCTAGTGCGCCCATTGCCTGTAATTGTTGAAGTGAGAGTTGCTGTGGCTGTAAGGCTGCTTGTCCAAACTGCATAGCCTGGTCGCCAAACTGTTGACGCTGTGCCATCGCTTGACCAAAGGCTGTATTTGCATTGCCTGCTTGTTGTTGAGCGATTGCATCCAACAAAGCATTTTGTTGTAACGCACCACCTGTTGAGCCTAATCTGCCTTGAGAGTAAAGACGGTCTTCCATTGCCATTTGAGCCTGAAGTCTGTCTTGCTCCTGTAGAGCTTCCAAAGCGTTATATCTCTGCCCCATTGTTCCGTTAAAGTCTTGGCCTGATAAAGCGCCATAGCCTTGTGAGGAAGCTCCAAGAGCTTGATTGACGTTCTGCTGGTATGGGTTGGCTAGTTGACCAGTAAATTGACCAGTAACGGGGTCATATCCAGAGGTTCCTAACCCTGTTTGTCCTGTAAAAGCACCAATCCCTTGTTGTCCTGTTTGGGATTGAAGTCCTGTGTTAGCAGTGGTTGTGTCAGAAAGAGCCGTACTTCCAGTTAGTGCGTTTAATTGACCGCTTTGTTCTTGACTAGAGTTAGTGGTTTGTTGACCAATGCTGCTTTGTATGCCTCTTGCATCAAGAGCCGTGTTTCGATTAAGGTCTTGAGGGTTGCCTGGGTCTTCGCCAAAAGCAAAATCTAACAATCCTAGCCCTATATCGCCAGTATCAATGGTGGTTTCTAGACCTCTGGTCAAGTCATCTCTAGCCATTAGACGTACCTTCCAAGTTTTGCCATAATATTAAATCGTTTCAAAGTCTTCTCGGTTCCATATATGGTGGATTCTAGTCCTATTTTGACAACTTCACCACTCTTGGTCATCGGGCGTTTAATACCCGCTGCTGCTCTGTTTATCTTTGGGAATACGATATCAACCGTATCAAAGTCGTCAGTGTAATCAACCGCCCACTTAACCGTGGCCGTATCACCGTTAGTACCACCAATCAAAGTCGTAACGGATTTAAGAATCTTCTCTCTGTGGCCGATATCTTGACCAAAATCATTCCAGACACCTTCGTAACAAATGTCGTAAGTAGCTCCACCAGAACCATTATAGAGAACACTATCAAGATATCCCGTGTAGTTAGTTGATTGGCTATTAGTGCCATCAGATGTAATCAGAACGACTGTTCTATCTTGAAGGACAAGCATATCCGTAAGGCTTAATGTCCATTCAGTTGCCCTGTAAGAGCCATCTTCTAATCTTTGAGACATATCAAAACACATCACCACCCCAGCATCCTTGAAAGAAAGGAGGTAAAATCTTTCAGTTTCGCTATACAGTGATTTAATGGTTTCAGTAGAAGTCGCAAGACCAACAATATAATCTCGGACATTTTTTGAAATATCCCTTTGCGGTAAAGACTTTTCTTGAATGACTCGGCCTAATGAACGAACACCAGAACCCGATAAGAATACAAGGTCTGAGCCTATCTGTTGAACTGAATCCCTTGCAATACACCCAATCCCTTCAATGATGTCAGCAATCGCCATAGACACTGTAGGGTCATCAGGGTTTTCATAAATGGTCAGAGTAATAAAGAGTATTAACACTGCTATCAATAACCCATAATCTTCCCCATGCTGCAACTACATCATCCCCAGAAACCTGAGTTTTAGCGCCTGTAGTGCCTAACTGGAAATTATTACCAACAGCAGTAGCTTCTATTGGTGTCTGGTCAGGATGATGCCCTACGCAAAGCCCATTAAAATTAACAAATTTGTAAGGAGCTACCGTTAAAGAATTAGTTAAATCGTTTACACCTGAACCGTTTTCTTCATAGATAGCCGTGTCATCAACGTATATGACTGATTTGGAATTAGAGGCATCGATGTATTCATGCCCTACTGTTACTTTGCCTGAGAAGTTATTAGCGGCTAACAGTCTATCTTTAGTTCCTTTTCGTGAAGCTAATCGACCAACAGAGTTAAACACCATGTTCACAGCTTTAGTTGCCCAACCCATAGGCAAGATACCATCACCACCCTGCTTGTTTAAGCCAAGTACGCCTGGTGAATGGACTTCTAAAGGAACGAGAGGTCTAGCCATTAATAGCCACTCACCGTAGGTGTAGACCGATAATCAGAGTGCCAGTCGTGAGTACCTCTCATGGTTCTCTGTGCGTCAAACGCTATCGCATCAGCCAAGGTCTGTTTGTAGTCCCTGTAAGCCTCTGCTGCCATCAGTCCACCATCTTCACCCCGTTCTACCAAGGCGCTGTACAAAGCTCTTTGCATAATGGGGTAACTAGGCACTGCGGTTTCTGTTGAGTCTACTGACAAAGTATCCTGACGCTTAAACATATTAATATTGATCGTCCAGACATCGTTTGGAATAGGATAAAGGTCTATCTGGTAATCACCCGTACTTTCATCGACACCGGAGACATCGTAGTAATTAGGCTCACCGGATATAGGAGCTGTATTGAACTGCTTGCTCAACCATTCAGAAGGACGGATGAATATCTCTCTGTTTGTGGTGTCATTGAAGATGTTAATAATCTTGAATCGTTCTTTTACTCCATCAAGAGAATACCGATAGTCACCTGAGACTGTAGTGGCTTGAATGGTGTTTCTAAGTCCTACCCATTCCCAAGAGTCTTCTACCTCTCGCTTGGCTTGATTGACAAACTTACCAATTAACTTGGAGTAAGTAGTTTCTGTCGAAGACGTAACCTCATCCTCTCTTAAACGAGCTAGTACCTCGTTGATAATCTCAAGGTAAGTCATATTTCAAATCCGTAATTAAACTGCCTTAGATCAGCAGTATACCGCTTATTGACCAAATCTATTAGTTCTGGCGTGTAATAATCTTGGTAAGGCCCATGCTCTGCGCGAGTATGGTTATTGTGACTTAATTCATCAATAGGCAGGTATTCTTTAACTTTTTCTATCTCGCTAAAATCAATCACCACATCAGGCAAGAAGATATTATCTTGTGATAATAGATTAACCTGCGACCGATAATGACAATTGCTAATCTCATCAGGCATATCATAAACGGCCTGTATAAAAGCACTGAAACTGGATAAATCAATCTTTAGATCATAATGCGTCTTCTTTGTGAAGTAATTAAAGACAGAAACCAACCGCTCAAATGGATTACGGACTACAGTCACCTTTTTATAAGCCATGTATTTCCTAAGAATTTCGTCTTTTGTGACTAATTCATACCCACAAGTAAGGCTGTCCTTTATTGATGCGCTTGCAGCCTTTGGGATAGACATAAATATTGTCTTATATTCCTTCATCAGAGAGCATCTTTTATTAATGTCATTGCTTTCTGTTTTTATCGCCACCCTGATTCTGTTGGGGTCGAAATACGGCATTATCGCCTCGCATAAAAGGTTGCCACTCTACCGTTAGCCTTCTCTACTGCTTCTGTAAGTGGGTATCGCTCTAATATCTTTTCGTGCCACCAATGAGTAGGCTTGATAGTTAAGTGTAATGGTTCATCAATAAACTTGCCACAGTCTTCCTTTAGGTGTATTTGGAAGTAAACTGTATCACAGCAAGCCGCTATACAATTAAGAACGTCATCTACCTTTTCTTCTGGTATATGCTCCATAACATCACAGCAATATCCATAGTCCTGTTTTGGCAAAGTAAAGTCCCATAAACATGCCTGCTTAAAAACTAAATTATCATTTAGTGAGTTTCTAACAGGCTCATCAAGACACTTATCAGAAATGTCTAACATTGTAATTTTGTAACTATTTGACAAGATCAATGACGCCCTGCCAGGCCCACAACCAAGGTCTACTAATGTGCCTCCTGCTTCGGCCCATTTAAGAAAGTTATCCACAGACAGTTCACCAGGGCTTATTAACCTGTATTCCTTCATTCGCCATACCGTGTCGTACTTTTTCTTTTCAGCCAGCTCTAGTTCACTCATTTCTGTGCAGCCCCTTTATGATGTTTTTCAAAAAAATCCCTATGCTCCATATCTAAGTGCATTTGCTCGCAACCCGCTATCCTCATAAAGTTTTCATTTAACTCAATGTCATAAGGAATGTCAGTATACTTGGCTTTAATGTCTTCGATTGAGAACAACTCATCAAGATTAGTCCAACGATCAACATAGTCAGCAATAATGCATGGGATTTTAATATCTATTTGTTTGGCTATCCAGAGGCGACTAAGACCATATTTAGCGAAAGTTCCTTCTTCTATTGATTGGCAAAAAATTGGGTTCCTAATGCCTTCTTTCTCGATAGAAGATTTTAACTTGGAATAGAATCCATACCTTTCTTCTAGTTTCCGCTGCGAAGTTATGTCTGGAATAATTGATCTTGACCCATGATCACCAATACGCTCTCCGTAATTTATATTCTTTACAAGGGCTATATCAGCAATTTCATTGCCATCAAGAATACCGTAGTAAATACGGTAGGTATAAGAGTTTTTACCCATGATAAAAGAACGACCCCCGAAGGAGCCGTCCTATTTACCTTACAAGGAAGGTACGATCAATGCCAGTCCAGCATCATCGCGCAGCTCTGCTACACCGTAAAGGCAGTCAGAGGTCATCAGGTCAGCAAGGTACTCTTGCTTGTACTGAACCTGCGAACGAATGCTCATCTGCTCTGCAAAGACAATTGCATCTTTGTGGAACATCAAGCAAGCACGATACATGGTCGAAAGGTCATCAGCAGCAAATGAAGGGCAGTTGCTCGAAACGATAACATCCATGCCATAAAGATTACCGATAGTGCCTGTAACAGTCGGACGACCAGAAATGAAGTCGGCAGAAGTGTACACAGCAAGATCAAGCAAGTCTTTCTTGGCAATCGGGGGAATGACGAATTTACGTCCGTCCATCGGAACATCAGCATCATCAAGACGCTGTACAGAGCGGAGAATGCCTGCTTCTGTAAGGTCTGCACCGTTACCAGTGTTAGTACTAGCGGAGTCATCAAACAATGTTGCTCCAGTTGATCCAATCCACCCGCCAGCCCATGCGCCGGTGCCAGCAGCACCACCGCCGCCGAGAGACTCAAACTGAGCCATGATGTCGGAATCAACCTGTTTGGCAAGTGCATAACCGGAATCATCGGTATAGAACCGACGAAGCGAGTCAAGACCTTGAACAGATACGATATCTTCAATCAAGCGTGAGTGTTGGTAATGCTTGTCAATCGAGATATCAACCTTGCCTTCGGTGTTTGCCTCGATCTTGACAATTGTGTTTTCGGCCTTGGCATTTGCCGTACCGC